TTATTCAATGATATTAAATTACATTGGACTGTACATCCTGAAAGAGAACAATCATGGAGAGATGAACAAGATGAATTGTTAGGTGTACAAGGTGCGGCACAAGAATGTGATTGTGATTTCCTAACATCAGGTACATCAGTAATTGATGCTAGAATATTAGAAGAATGTAGAGAAAAACACTCAGAAGAACCTGTAGAGAAACGAGGAGTTGATAGTAATCTTTGGATTTGGAAACAACCAGATTATACTAAAAACTATGTAGTGTGTGCTGATGTTGGTAGAGGAGATTCAAAAGATTATAGTGCTTTTCATGTTATAGATGTAGAGACGGTAGAACAAGTAGCGGAATATAAAGGTAGAATTCCTACTAAAGATTTTGGTAATATGTTAGTGAATATTTCAACGGAATATAACGATGCCTTACTAATTATAGAAAACAATAATATTGGTTGGGCAACTATCCAACAAGTAATAGATAGGGAATATCCTAATCTATTTTACACAAGTAAAGATTTAAGGTATGTGGATATCGCACACCAAATGACTAACAAGTATAGAAGTCAAGAAAAAAATATGGTGGCTGGATTTACAACCACAATGAAAACTCGACCTTTGATTATAGCAAAGTTAGAGGAATATTTTAGAGATGAAAGTGTAGTGGTACATAGTAGTAGATTGATTGATGAACTACTTACTTTTATTTATATAAACAATAGAGCCGAAGCAATGGCGGGATACAATGATGATTTAGTTATGTCGTTTGCTATCGGATTATGGGTTCGTGATACTGCATTAAGATTACGAACTGAGGGAATTGAATTAACAAAAAAGACTCTCAATAGAATGCAAGATATTGATGGTCTTTACACACCCGATGAAAACAAGAACGATTCTTGGGATTGGGAAGTAAACAAGAAAAAAGAGTCATTAGAGTGGCTTTTATAAGTGAGGTAAAAAATGGCAGATAAAACATTATTCGGAAGATTGAGAAGATTATTCTCAACAAATGTTATAGTTAGAAATGTCGGTGGACGAAAACTAAAGATAGCAGATACCGAACAATTACAATCAGCAACCAAATCACATTTAGTTGATAGGTATTCAAAACTACATAGTGGTTTAGATATGGTGAATAGTGGATATTCCACATTCGCACAATTACAAGCGGCTCGTATGGGTTTGTTTAAAGATTATGAAAGTATGGAAAGTGATAGTATTATTGCATCCGCACTTGATATCTATTCAGATGAATGTACTATGAAAAATCCATATGGTCAAGTATTAGAAATCGCTAGTGATAATGATAATATAAAATCTATCTTACATAATTTATTTTATGATATAATGAACATAGAATTTAATTTATGGCCATGGACTCGTAATCTATGTAAATATGGTGATTTCTTTTTATTCTTAGATGTAAAGGATAAATATGGTGTAACTAATGTTGTTCCATTATCACCTTACGAATTAGTTCGTTCAGAGGGAGAAGACCCTGAAAATCCATATTATGTAAAATTTTATTTGGAATCAACAGAAACTGCTCATCCTTATTTTGCAAGACCTACTAATCAAACTAAAATAGAATTTGAGAACTTCCAAGTTGCTCACTTCAGATTGGCTAGTGATAGTAATCTTTTACCTTATGGTAAATCTATTTTAGAGAGTGGTAGAAAAGTTTGGAAACAATTAACTCTGATGGAAGATGCGATGTTGATTCACAGAATCATGAGGGCACCAGAAAAGAGAATCTTCAAAGTGGATATTGGAAATATTCCACCAAACGAAGTTGATAACTACATGCAAAGAATTATCAACAAGATGAAGAAAACACCATTTATTGATGATGCGACTGGTGATTATAATTTGAAGTTCAACATACAGAACTTAACAGAGGACTTCTTTATGCCAGTTCGTGGTGGAGATAGTGGTACAAATATAGAATCACTACCTGGTATGCAATATGAAACTACTGATGATATTGAGTATCTTAAAAACAGATTACTTGCGGCACTTCATGTACCAAAAGCTTTCTTAGGATATGAAGAATCACTTGGTAGTAAAGCCACATTAGCGGCAGAAGATGTAAGATTTGCTAGAACTATTGAAAGAGTTCAAAGAATTCTTGTTAGTGAGTTAACTAAGATTGCGGTTGTTCATTTATATTCACAAGGATATACAGATGCTGAGTTGGTAAACTTTGAATTGAGTTTAACAAGTCCATCTACAATTTATGAACAAGAGAAAATAGAATTGTGGAGTAATAAAATCAATCTTGCTCGTGATATGAAAGATAATCAAATGATGAGTACAGAGTGGATTTACAAACACATATTTAATTTCTCTGATGACCAAATCAAGGAAATGGATAAAGAGTTGGTAGAAGACCAAAAACAGAAATTTAGATTTGAACAAATATCTGTTGAGGGTAATGACCCACAGGCATCAGGTGAATCAGTTGGAACACCAAGTGATATGGCCTCTGCTGCTACTGAAGAGGGTGGTGGTGAAGATGATGATGTAGCTGGTTCAATCTTTGACCAAGATGAGGGTGGAGCACCTGAGGGTGGATTTGAGGGTGCTGGAAGACCTAAAGAAGTAAGTAAATATAGTAAAGATGGTAGTGCGAGAGGAAGAGACCCACTCGGAAGACCTAAAATACCTATTGCATTAGCTCATTATGATAGTTTGAAGAAATCTTTTGGAAGTAAGGCCAAAGAAATCTTAGAAGAAACTATTAAGGCAGAAGAAATTAATGAAGAATATAAAGATTTTAAGGAAGATAAATAACGATTTCTTGAAAGTTTTATATTTATATATGGTACGAATATAAGAAAAATTGGAGTGTTTGATGTCAAGCCAAAAAAAACATAATAAAATTAAAAATACAGGTATATTGTTTGAATTATTAACGAGACAAATCACTGTCGATGTGATGAATGATTCAAAAAACTCACCTGCGATTAAAATACTTAAAGAATTTTTTAATGAAAAAACAACATTAGGTCGTGAAAAAGAACTTTATTCAATTTTATCGGAAAAGAAGTATAAAAATTTAAATCAGGCTGAAATTTTACTTGAAGCCGTGATAAAAAATCGTAGAAAGTTATCAAATCGTAAATTAAAAAACGAAAAATATAACTTAATCAAAAGAATTAAAGAAAATTACAATGTAAATGATTTTTTCAATTCAAGAATCTCAAACTATAAAGTTTTAGCTTCAATTTACAATGTATTCGAATTAGAATCAGCAAAAGATGTAATCGGTCCTATTGAAGAAACTGATAGTAAGATTAGTATCATCGAAAATATCGTTGGTTCTGAAATAAAATCAAATAAAAAATCACAAGATTTAGTTGAATCGTACCAATCTCAAGAACAAGATGTAAGATTACTTACATATCAATTGTTAGTAGATAAATTCAACAAAAAATACAGCAATCTAAATGAATCTCAAAAAAATCTGTTAAGAGAGTACATCAACAATCTATCAAACACTAACTCTTTGAGAGAATTCATAGATACTGAGGTTATCAAAGTACAAAAAGCACTTAAATCACATCTAAGAATAGTAGATGATAAAATTACTAAAATAAAACTTGCCGAAGCCATTGAACACTCTTCAACAGCAATAGGTGGTAAATTAGTAAAAGATTCTCATGTTGTTTCTTTGATGAGGTATTATGAATTAATTAAGGAGTTAGATAATGTCCACGAAGATAAGTAAAAAAAGATTCATAGAGTTACTCAAAAATATAATTCGTAACGAAATCGAAGAAGCATCAACGACCGTATCTGCAGGTGGTGGAACTGGTACAGGTATTTACTATGATACACCAAAAGCTTTCTCTACTGGTTCAGGTCATCCAACAGATGGTGAAGTTGGTGGATATGAAAAGGTTGATGAGGCTAAATTCGCAGTTACTATTGATTTAGGAAAAGTAGGTGATGGTAAAGTTATTGTAGATGCTGGTTCAAAAGGAGCGGCTATCACGATGGTTGCTAAAAGATTAAAACAAGGAAGAAACGGAATTAAAAGTATTTCTCGTGTACAACCATCATTCGGTAAACAAATTGATAAAAGAACTGAAGTAACTGAGGGTAAAAGTAAATATCATACTTGGAAAGAGGATAAAACTTTAACACCAAAACAAAAGATAGGAAGAGCTATCAGAGAGGTTAGAAGTTCTTTAAGTGATTTAAGTAAAACAATAGATAGAAGTGTTAAATTAAAAACTGAAATGGAAGTTAACTCTTCTGATTATTGGAAAACAACACATAAAGCATTATCTAAAATATCAGAACGATTAGTTAAAATGGCTAATAAAGTAGGGAAACTACAATGAACGATAAATATCTAAAAGAATCTATTGATATCTTGAACAGAAAATTTGGTGAACCATTACCAACACTTGAAGATACTACAAGAGCACATTCATTAAAGAAAGAGGGTGGACCAGGTAGTGGTAGACCAGCCAAACCAGGTAGTGCAAAAGATATTGATAACAGAATGAGTAAGGCAGCAGATGATGCAAACGCTAGATTAGATGCGGCTGAAAAAGAATTAAAGAAAAAGAAAATGAAAAAGGAAGATTCTTTAATGGAGAATCCAATTGTAGCGGCGACTGTAATGCAAATGTCAAAAATGAAAATGCAGAATCCAAAAACAGGTAAAAAGATAAGTGCTGTTACACCTTTGAAAAATAAAGAACATCCTTTACACAAGAAATCTAAAAGTATGTTCCAAAGAATTAAAGATAAACTTTCAACAAAAAAGAAACCTGCACCAAAGAAACAATCCAAGGCAGATGTAGATTTTTATAAAAAACAATTCACAGGTGAAGTTAAAGAGGGACCAGATGATGTAAGATTCGCAAGAAGAGCGATGAGTAAGATTGCAAAAGATGAGGCAAAGTTAAGAAAATCAATGTTTGAATTAGAACAAGCATTTTTAAGAGACCCAAGACCTGAGAATCAAAAGTTAGCAAAAGAAATCAAAAAGAAATATAAGAGTAATGTAACTGCATTCATGAGAGATTCAGTTCAAATGATTAAGAGGATGA